GATTTCGGATGAAGAAGCGGAGCAAATAGAAGATGATAGTGCTGGTATATTGAAACCGAAGAAAGACCCGAATATAATTCAAAAACCATTATTACCATTACTTGCTAGAGTGCTTTCGCCACTATTGTTGAAACAAATTTTAGAGATAATGGAAAGAAGCATAGATGTTTTGGAGAAAGGACATTTTCCTATGACAGCGGGGAAAGGACTTGGTATAGATGTTGGAAGTGACATAGAAAGCCCTAGAGGGCCAACGAAACTAACCAACGAAGCAACATTACCTGATTGGGATTTTAAAGTAAGACCCGGACAAGACCCGGAAAAAGAAGAAGATTATCCGAAGAAGAAGAAAGTAAAGAATTGAATTTGAATATATCTATTTTGTTTATTAGAGTTGTAAAATTGTAGTTATCTAACGCTTCATTGATATAGTATTGCAGAAAATTAGGTAATTAGTGTGTTATCTACCGAGAGCCTGTATACCGACGATACCATCGTCTTACTCAAAGCGGGTAACGACCTTATTGTTGCCGGGTATGCAAGCGTAGAATTAGTAGACAAACAAGGAGATTTAATTACTAAGGATGCATTACAAGATGGATTCAAAAAGTTTATGGAAGTTCCAAAATACAGAAATGTCCAATTAGCACACTCAAATATACAAGTCGGAGAAGTAATTCCTAATTATACAGACAGCGAAGGGAGGGTTTGGAAAAGCGAAGTTGATGAAGTCGGGATGTTTGTAGTAATCAGACTCCGCGATGATATTGAAAAAGCAAAAGAAGTTGCCGCAGAAATACGGAAAGGCAAACTAAGAGGCTTCAGTATCGGTGGACAGGCATTCAAGCGAGTAAGAAAAAGCGACCCGAAACACGGCAACTATCAAGAAATTAGCAAATTAGAACTCCACGAAGTAACAATATGTGAAAAAGGAATAAACCCGGAAGCAACATTTAGAATACTAAAAGAAGATACTGAAATTAATAATGAGGTAAACAATATGACAGAAACAGAAAACGATGATATGACAAAACAGTTGGGAGATGTTCTCGCTCGTCTTGAAGGCCGCCTTGATGATATGGAGAAGGGTTTACCCCCTGCACTCAAGGAAGCCATAGAGGACAAGAAGAATAATTCCAAAGATAAGGACAAAGGCGATGATGAGAAGAAGGCATCAGATGACAAGGATGACAAGGACAAGGACAAGGATGACAAGGAAAAGTCCGAGTTCTCAGATGTTATTACATCTGATTATCTAGATTGGATGGAGCACACACTCAAGTCAGGAGGCATAGACATTGATGGTGCACGCGACCATTTCGACAAGCATAATCTCGGCTCAGACTTGAAAGACGATGGTGCTGAGAGATTTGCCGCACAGGTCAAGGGTCGAGCACAAGAAGATGGTAAGCCATCTACCAACGCTATCGCACGCACTACAGGTAAGGGTAGTAGCGAGAAGGTAGAGAAGGGCGACTTCCTAAACGCATCCACAGTAAGTGATACGGACATTGAAGCCGCATACGAGGTCTACAAGGCTGCCGCACTTGAGCAGGAGTTCAGGGGTAGCCTTCAGAATCAATTCTCAACACGATATGATAGTGAGCGAAAAAATGAAATCGGAAAGGCACAAGCCGCCGCTTTCGATGCTCGCGGCCCTCTAGATGAGGTAATGAAGGCCATTGGCAACCTTTCTGACCGCCTAGATAAGTTCGCTACAGGCGAAACTACTGAGGAAGGCATTACTATCGCAAAGAGTGAGAGTGCAACATTTGAAATTCCATCAACTCACGACATGGGAAAAATGTCTTGGGATGAGGTTCATGTTCTAGCAGATAGAGCATTCAAAGGAGAGTGAATAATATGGCAAGAGATTATGTAAGGACAATAACAGACATGGAAAGATACTACTACGGTGCAGGTAACGCAATGGGTTACTCATACACCGGAAGTGAACTACTGAAGGCCGATGCACCAATGCTATCTACATCAGCAGGAACATACCAAGCAATCTACGGGCGCAAGGTATGGTCGCAACTGAACCAAGAATTCAACGCTTTCAGCATACTACCGAAGAAGCCGTGGGACAGGTCAGGATGGCGTGTAATTACTGCCAAGCCTAATTCGGGCGCACTACATGGTGGAGTTGCTGAGAATGCAACCCTACCCGAAACTGTGAAGCCTACCTTCCAGCACATTGGTGCAAAGCCGAAGACAATCGCGCACACATTCGATATGTCGGAAACCGCGATTTTCCTAGCAGACCGTGATGACGGACTTGGTGATATTCGCGCTGTTCTCAAGGAAGAAATGGGTAAGCATCACGCCGAGATGGTGAATAAGATGCTTCTAACCGATGTAGATTCGGGTGCAGGTAACAACTTTGAGTCGCTAGACCGAGTTACTGTCGCAGACGGAACAACTTCCGGTCTTACCGGACTAAGAACATCGGGCGGAACAACTCATGTGGACACCGCTTCAGACCTAGACATTTACTCGATTGACAGGTCAGCAAACTCATGGAGTCACGCCGAGATGGACTGTGGAGTGGATTCAGCAGATGGAAACCGCCGAACCTTCAGTCTAGACCATCTAGATACGCTGTTCCAGCGCATTTGGGAGCGCGGTGGAAACCCGAAGGTCATTCTAACAGGATATGATACGCTAATGAGGCTACAGCAACTACTACAGTCACAACAGCGATTCATGGAAGAAAAGAGAGTTGCTCCAACCTACAACGGTGTAAAGGGTGTGCCCGGTATCGAGGCCGGATTCATCGTGGCAACTTACAACGGTGTCCCGATTATTCCAACAAAGGATATGCCTGATGATGGTGGAATCAGCAGACTCTACTTCTTAGATACTGATTATCTATACTTCAGCACAGCAATACCAACGCAATACTTTGAGTCGGGAATTGAAACAGGCGACCCATTCGCAATTAACAGACTAGGCCAAGAGGGGCTATACCGCACTATGGGCGAGATATGGACTACTTTCTTTGGTGCTCAGGGGAGTATCAGGGACTTAGTTTGAGGTAATTGGAGAAAAAAGGTAAGAGGTGAAAAATTATGGCTACAGAAATAACAGCAACAGCGGCAGGAAGTGCCGCAGCAACAGTATTGGGTGCATGGGAACTCCGAGCGGGTTCACAAGACACCGACGAATGGCTTGACGGTGCAGCAGATGTGTCGTATCCGGGCGGAGGGCCGGGAACTTTCCAAGCATCTAACACAGATGGTGCTTCGGGATATGACCCTGCTCCAAAGATGGCTCTACTAGAGGTAACTACAGCAAGCGGCACAGCCGCAGTAACACTAGCCGGTGGAATCTCATCGGTTCTAATGGTAATGTCCTCTCAGCAAGACGGAACAGCCGCCGCTAACAAGGTGGCTACGAGCGGTCTTGTAATAACGGTCACAGGTGCAACAGCACAGAAGCACAATGTATTGGTAATGTATAACTGAAGGTGAAGAAATTTGCCTCAGATACGCTTCAATGGGCCGTCATTCTACGGAAGATGCGCTGACCCTACAGCCGCCGATTTTACAAGAGGCGAAGTGAGGGCTGTATCTCAAGATTGGATTAATCAATGGCGTAGAACAATAGGCGCACCTAAATTTTCCATACTTGGAGATGCCGGAAATACCACAGATGCGGGTAATGACGGAATTCCTGATTCGGGTTGGACAAGAAAAGATATTCTTGCTTGGTTGGCCGAGAATGGCGTAACACCAGCAGGTGCATATGTAACAAAGAGTGGGCTTTTGACACTAGTAAACGGAGTTCTAAACCCCATAGTGGAAGAAGTTCTAAACACAACAGAAACAACAGAAGTAGAAATAACAGGAGAGTGATGATTTATGGCAATTAGTTTTGATAACAGACCGACAGTATTTGGAAATTTAATGGTAATTACAGGCACATTTGCTAATAATGACACTTCCGTAGACCTATCAGGCTATCTAGCAGACATTGTTTCATTCACAGCAATGGAGAATGACACATCTGCTAGAGCAGTAGTAGTGTCCTATGATGGGACAACTGCTTACTTTACAGAAGCAGGAACAGGTGGCGGAAGGTTCATGGCTATGGGACACCGCAATTGAGGCGGTGAACAAGTATGGCGAGAGCAGTAACAGTCATTGGCCCTTTTAGTCCGAGAGAATTTTCTGATTTATCCACGCTAAATACCACTTTAGCGAGTAGCATACCTTCAGGCACTCTTGAGGGTGCTGAACCTATCACGGTTTTGGGTAATATATTTGTTTTGGTGACTACTTCAGCATGATGGTGAGGAAAGGTGTATGACCGGATTTCAAATACATAATCTCGATATAGACGACATAGAGAGAGCGCAAAAGCAAAACATTAGGGCTGAAGAACATTATCAGGCCAATGTGGTTGTTGATGAGAGAAACCCCTTGAAGGGTGTAGTAACTAAGCAAAGAGCAAATGCTCAGAAAGCATCTGATGTTCTAAACATCAAATCGGGCACTAGATGTGTCCATTGTGGTATACTACATTTTTTGTGGAAAGAAAATTGCGGTGCTTGTAAAAAACCAATGGATTTTAATTTAGGGGTGAAAGAATGACTTTCGATAATGCTTGGAGTTTTCTTAAGGCCAAACAATATGTTGAACACCGTGAATCCGGTTTTTCGGGGTCTTTGGGTTCTTATGCTAATAAACACATGAGAGCACAATTAGGTGGAGCGGCAAAGGGTCTACCTAAAGAAAAACTTGAAGAAATTAGAATAAGACTCATGGAAGAGATGATGAATAATTTAGGTGGATATGGTCTAAATCAATTACATGGCGTATCCGCTAAGGACTTTCCGAAGGGGAAAAAGAAGGTAACTGCGCCCCAATCTACCCCTGAAAAGCCTTACCAATCTACTTCTGCTCCTGCCGCTGAATCTTCTCCACAACATACTATGGAAGAAGTGCAAGCCGCCATTCAACTTCTACATCATTTCAATATGGAAGTAACCCCTGAAAATGTTCAAACCATATTTGATGCAAGAGGGGGGCTTTCTCAAGACCCAATTTTGCCGGAAACACCCAATGAGTTAGAAAGAACATTTAGAGGCACTCCGGTTGATGCGGAAGAAATGCAGCGAAGGGTGCTTCGTCACGAATCTCCAAAAACGCAAGATGATACTCAAGAAAGCACAGTTCTCTCTCCAAAAGAAATTTATGAAAGAGAAAAGGAGGACAGGTATCTTTCAATACCATCCATCGAAGACCCTATGAATAATCCCATTACACCCCGTTCTCATTTCCAAGAGCAAAAAGAAGCCTCACAAAATGAAATGAGCACAGAAGATAGATTGCAAGAGATGATGAATGCAAGAGAGGCACACGGAACTGCTAAGACTCTAGCAGAAAGAAGGGTGGGTGAAGCCACCACATTGGATGATTTCATGGATTTAATCGACAATCCTGCGGCGGGAGCACAATTGGATGAATTCAAACCCAACGAAGCACAGCAGACATTAAACACTCTTTTAGATGAAGATGGAAATTTGAGGCCGGAATATCGTTAAGATGTAAGAGGGTGAAATAATATGCCACAAATTTTCAGTCCCGGCGAGGCTGAAACGCGGCCACTTAACCCCGAAGAAATTGTCTATACAACCGCTCAGAAAGTAGCAGATTTACTTGAGATTGGGCCTCAAGAGGCTACTGCTGTATCCGCAGATAGTGAAACTACGGGCGTATTCATTACGGGTGCTGAATATCGTAATACAGGTTATACTGATGGAGATATAATTTTAATGTATTCTGATGCTGACCCTTTAGGTCAAGAAAGAACCATTGATGGAATAACTTCAACAATTAATGGGGTAAGATTAGGTTTTGTAGATGTTATTATAAATGCTAATTTTGAAGTTGCTGATAATACATATGTTCAGAATAAAGCATCTTTCACTAATGGAAGTAATAGAGGAATGGCGAGAAATAAGGTTGAACAACTAATCAAAAGAGGACAAGATAAGATAGACAACATGACTCATAATTCTTGGCGACCAAATCTTGTTACAGCAGAATACATCAATTTCGACACATACAAACCATACAGAAGGCGATATTACACAGATTATGTGGGCACAACCCCCCTATTGTTTAGGAATATCCAACAAATGCTACGCATTGAACTATGGCAAGGTGCTGATTATCGTGAAATAGGTGCGGCGGAAGTTCGTTTGAACATTGTTGATTATACTGATTTAGCAGGGTCTAGTGTCTATCTTTCTCCCGGTAATGGGTATTATAGTGCTCTAACTGTGGGCACAGGAACTAATCAATGGAGAGGTGAGTTTGATAAGGTAACTTCTGCACAATCTCTCGCTGACCTAATTAACAAAGAAGATAGAGTTTCAAAAATCGCTATTGAATTTACCAATGGTTCTACGGGTTTTACTTTACCGGGAAGCACATCCAATGTAGCAGTTCATAACGAATTCTTGGCTACAGCAAATTCCGATTACGGCACAGGAAAAATCAAACTCACAAGTATGAGGGATACTATAGCAGGAGAAACCTGTTCTGTTGCTGTGAATAACGATGCAATAGAACTCTCTCAATCACAAACAAAAACAGCACTTAGTGTGAGTGTAAGTTCCACAACTGTAACTGTTGATACAACAGATGGTTTTGCAGAAGGCGGGGTTTTGATGATTGGAACAGATGAGGTGCTTTTCTACACAGGAAAAACATCTACTACATTCACAGGTTGTGCTAATTTAAGTGGGACTCCACTAACTACACTAGCAACTGCGGGTGTAACAGCCACTCAACATTTGTTGAGTATTGATTTACAGGGTGGAAGTGCTAGTGGAGATAAGGGTAGGTTGCGAGATTGGTGGATAGACCCTGAAATGGGTATTATCTACTTTAACAACTCGTATCCTTTCTTTGAGTGGAATGCTGTAAAGGTGTCTTATATCTATGGTGAAAGATATTTGGAAAAAGCCATAGAAGATGTGTGCACCAAAATGGTGGCGATTGATATTTTGTTATCTGACGATAGAAGTGTATTGATTCCCGAAGGAACTCAAAATGTTGATTTAACATCAAAAATCCAACTTTACAAACAAGATATTGACAACATTTTGCCTCGATACAAAGAGGTGGTTGCGTTTGAATGATGAATTTAGTAAGAGAAATACAAACGATTATTTTCAAATGTTAGAAGAATCTTACAAAACCAATGAGATACAAGCAACACTCAAAAATATCGTTCAATATACCCCTGAAGATTACAGAAAAATGTTGCTTTCACAAGAGGCTTCTGTGTATGGTATAAAAAAAGATGGAGAAACATACACCAAAGCCGATGGAAATGAAGCAACTTTACAAGAACTTGAAAGAATCAATCGTAATGTAGATGAAAGAATGTTGCGTGAATCTCCGTCATTAAGAGAACATAAATTAGAACTTAAAGGTAAATATCTGATACCAAAAAGAGAGTTATTGGTGGGTGATGAGTAATGGTTGCTATTTTCAAAGAAGGAATAAATGTAATTGTTGATTTGTTTCAAGCAGATTGGAATAGAGGTAACACGGAAGGAATAAAGCCGGTAATAACCGATATAGCCACCACAGACGCCGAAAGAGGTAAGCGTATAGATATGAAGAAGCACGATTATGTGGTGGTCTTTGAAACAGCACATAACGAAGAAATCCCTGAAATTCTGTATAATTTCGTTACTACTAGAATCAATATCACCGTTGATATTAGAACTACAAGAGGAAGAAGTAGATTAAATGTAATGGAAAATGAATTAAGACGACTCATACACACGAAGCGTAAGGGAGATGGGGTGAATTTCGACAGGCTTGTATACAAGACGCGAACAGACCTATCTGATAGGAGCAAGCAGTTGTTTAGAATGACTTTCCAAATTGAAGTGATAATCTTCGCGGAACTAATACCATGAGGTGAAAAAAAATGCCGTCTACAGTCTACAAGGGTGATTTAACAGAAATTTCATTTGGACACGAATCTAATCTGAAACTACCTGCTTATTTTGATGGTAGTTTCGCATTTTCGGTTCAAGCAGAATCGGCTAGTGAAGATACAACTACTCTTAGGTTAGTAGGCGGCACAGGCACTACTAGTCCAATATCTACCGGAGAGTTGAATTTTCCTATAGGTATGTTAGTTGGGTGTGAATTATCTTTTTCTAATCTGAATACTTCTCAAAATTGGAACATAGAAGATAACTATGCGACTTCAGGAAGAAGATTCACCATTGTGAAGAATGAGTTTGGAACACAATACTCAGAATTGACTATTACTCCAAAGATGCGTAGCGGAACAAGTGCAGATACAGGCACTACTACAAACGGAACTATACACATTAATTCTTTCAAAACTCCAAGTATGGATGTAGACTGTGATTGGGATTCTAGTGCTAATGCTTCTTCTGAGTCTATTCTTACAGACCAATTTATGGGTCTTATCAACACAATTTCTCTACCTGAAACAAAAGTAGATTTGAAACGCTATCATATTATTGGGTTAGGTAGAGATGTTGCGGTTCAAGTGCCGGGAAGATTTACCAACATTGGTGGTAGTTTTGAAACAACTATGCATAGCGCAAGATGGTTGTATTACGCTTTAGGACAAGAAGTTGTTAGTTTCACACCAAATGGTTCTGCCGCATCAAGAACAACAACTAATGATTCTTCTGTTGGTGAAACTCTCATCACTCATGCGGCTAGTAATTTAGGTAGTGTTGTGGGTGAGTATATTCATTTGGCTGATATAGATACAATACCTGTTCATCTTTACAAAGAAGAAGGTGCAGCCCCGGTAACATATTGTGCCACAGGTGTAGGGCCGGGAGATTTAGTTACAAACACACAGAAAAATGAGGTTAGGAGAATTGCGGGTTATTATTGGAACTCATCTACTTCAACCGGATATATTTGGTTAGACGATGGGTTAAATTTCCAACACGATTCAGGTAAAACACTCAAAGTCATAAGTTATGATGGTTCTAATGACGCTGATACAACACCGAGTTTAGATTTGTCTACTAGAGCCATAACCAATCCTGTGAATAGAATGTTGTTCTCTAAGACAACAGTTCCTTCCTTTGCAATGGAAGTTAGCATTAGAAGATTAGACAATCAAGATGAAGATGGTGGAACTAATGAAGTGGTGGATGGAAGTTCTACAGATGCAAAGCAACTTACAAGGGTATTCAAGGGTTGTAAAATAAAGGAGTTCTCAATGGTTGCGGATACAGATGCCGCCGTTAGATTGAATGTTGATTTTGATGCGGCATTGTGTTATACTGATACAGGTAAATTAGAAAATAGTGCTAAGGGCGATAGATATAATGTTCATAGACTCTTTGAAGATACTGCAAATAAAGAAGCAGAAAGGCGTAAATCCGGTATAGCAAAAGGCACACAGAAGCCATTTATGTTCTACAATGGAACTATTGATATTGCAGGTGTTAGGATAGGACAAGTAGTTTCTTTTGATTTGAAGGGAAAAACAGGAGTTGAACAGTTTTATACAATTAGTGGAAATAAAATTGAAGATGCTCAAACAGACCAAATTCCATTTGCAGGTGCTCGTAATCCTAGCATTGCCGTAGAAGGAAAAACCGAGTATGAATTGGATTTGGAAATTATTGTAGATGACCCTGTATTCTATCATCAACTTAGAAGGGCTGTGAACAATTTTGATGACGCAAACAAAATGGTTAGACTTTCTTTCACTAAACAAGGAACTTCCGGTGCAAGCACTAGAGAATCTATGGATATAATCATGGATGATTACCAAATAGTTGAGGCATCTCTTCCTATACCTGACGACCAAGCCCCAATAAAGTCAAAAATAAAGGTGTTGCCTAAATCCATCAGGGTGTTTAGCCAAGATACAATTTTGCATTATTGAGGTGATTTGGTTGAAAGAAATTTTTTCTAGTTTTGGTTTGAACTCAAGTAAAAGAAGGAGAAAATTCAAAAAATTAGGCTTAGAGGGTTATTTCTCTTTTCTCATACAAGAATTAGGTGGCGACAAAGAAACAGTTGCGGAAGTTAAACTTAATCCAAAAATGTCAAGAAAAGAAGTAGATGTAGTAGTCGCAGATTTAAGAAATTTTCATCCTGAGCCTGAGCCTGAGCCTAAACCTGAGTGGGTTAAAGCCGCAGAAGAAGAAGTAGAGATTCAAGAAGTTGAAGATGAAAAACCTGTATGGGTAGATTTACAGGATGATGATAGTGTAACAATGGCGGAGAAGCCCATTAAAGGTGGAATAATTTTTCTTGAGGATGTGAAAAAAGATGAAGATTTGGTTGCCCATGAAGATACTGAAGAAATTATTGAGAGAGAAGAAGAAATAATTCAAAGTCAATCTGAGCCTGAGCCTGAGCCTGAGCCTGAAATTGAGGTTATTCAGGAGTTATTCATTCAACCCAAAGCAAATGATATATTCGTAAGAGAAGAAACAGATTACAACTCCAACACAGTTCGTGAATTGCAGGAGATATGCAAAGAGCGTGGTATTACAATAAGAGGCACAAAAGCCGAAGTTGTGTTACGCTTGAAGCGACACGATGAAGGACTGTTAGGAGATACCGTAGATAACGAGATTGATACCCCCTCGCAAGAGGCTGTTGATGTTGAGTTGGATACCCCCTCGCAAGAGGCTGTAACCGAAGGTGAAAACAATGCCGCAAATAGCGAACAAAGAGAATATAATAGCGAAGAGGAATGAACAGAAGTATGAGATTGGTGTAGACCCCGATAATCCTGACTTAGTGATGGAAGTTTGGATTAGGGGCATTACATTTTTCGATATACAGAATGCCGCACAGCGAATGTTCACTATACAACCAAATGGTGAAGCACAATTAAACTTGGAAGGATATTGGCGTTACGCTTTTACTAATTGGGTAACTAAGACCAACCCCCCTCTTACTCCCGAAGAATTGGGTAATTTGGAGGCCCATATAGCAAATCAAATCGTAGAACATTTACCTAAACCCGACCATCTAGCGGAGATGATGCAATCGGGTTTTACGAAGGCGAACAATTGAAGATTAGACAATTTTTGGAAAAACCAAGAATAAGAAACGAAAAGGATTTCACAATCCAAAATCAGTTGTTCGCATATTTTGTATCGAAACATTATGGAATATCACTACAGGAAGTTCTCACAATGCCCATAGATACTTTCTTCCAATCATTAAATTGGGCTATTGTTATGGAGGAAAGAGAAAAAGCACAAAATGAGAATAGGACGATGCAATCAAGAACTTCCAACGAAACAATTACACTTGACTATAGTTTCCTAAATGATGAGGGTGAAGCATGGTAATGCCGCTAGTATCTTTGGGACTCGCTTTAATTAAGGTGAACGGCCTTGCTCAAACGGGTTCTTCTGTTATTAGTAGTATGAGTAAATTAGTATCTACAATCGGTAGTGCTTTTGGAAAGGCATTCAGTTGGGCTATAGAAAAAGCGAGAGATGCGTTTAATTTCATTAAGGATTTTTGGAATGACAAAGTAAAACCAATCTTTCAACCGATAATTGACATATTCAGTTTCATATGGGATACAGCAGTTACCATTGTTGAGGGTGCGATGAAAGGTATAATTTTCTTATGGAATACATGGGTTGGGATATTTTCACATTTCAAAGATATAATTTTAGATGTGTTTGATTGGTTTTTGAATCCCGATTTTTCTTTCTTAACCACCGCTTGGAATATCCTTACCGGATTTATGACAAGTGTTTGGGATAATACGATAGGAGGTTTGTTGGAAAGAGTCAGAAATATAGATTTATTCGGGGGTATACAAAGTGCTTGGGATACATTTTCAGATAGTGTTACAAAAAATTTTATATTTGATGGTTTACAAACTTCTGTGGGTTGGATTTATGATAAGTTGGTAGGTTTGAAAGACTTGATTGTTGATATTTTAGGAATGATTGGAGGAACTATATTAGATGCTGGAAAATGGGTTTGGAATGGTGCAACGGGGATATTTTCTGAAGATGGAAACACCGTATCTGCGATTGCTGGCGGTGGTTCAATAACCAATAATTTCAACATCACAATAGATGTAGGAGGCATCATAGATAGAACGGATAAATTAGCATTGGCTAGAGAGATTGCTGAGTTGATACAAACTGAAACTGCTAGAGCATATGGTGGTTCAACATCCGTGTCGAGGTATTGAAATGGCTAAATCGGGAACTCCTATTCGACTTTTGAGAGAGGATGGAGAGTTCATAGAGTTAAATGCTACGAAACTAGTTATGAGCACAGAAAGAAGATTTGGGCCTAAGTCATTTCCCTTTTCAGGTAATAATAGATATGTTCTTGATTTGAACTTGAATAAAGCGGTCATAATGATTCAAGGCTTCTTTTCTGACGATGAAGTAGCAGTAGAGGGCGGAAAGGCTTCTGCTACTATTGAGTTCGGTTATGAGTTCGATGAGCCATTCAGATACTCCGTTTGCACAATAACAAATTTAGAGAAATTATTTGCAACAACTAACAACGCTCAGTTATCGTTGAATGATGTAGACGGCACAGCAAGAAACATCTTATTGAAATTGGAGGATATGGAAAGTGAAAATCCTTCGACAACTTACAATAGTAGCACAAAAACCCTCACGGTTATCAATACCATTGATGCGGCAACTCTAGCAACTCAGATTAAAAACGCCATAAACATCTCATATTCAAGTTATTTTTCCGTTGAGCAAGTTGATGGTGAGGACTTAAACTATCAAACATTAACAAATTCCAGATTGAAAATTACTCACAAATCCACAGGAAAGGGGGGTAATAATTCTGTCTTACCAAGTATCTCTACAAGCGATTACTATCAAGTTGCAAGGAAACCACTCATACATAAATTTGCAGGTGGAACAAACAATGTTAGAAAATCAGCAGGAGATAAGGCTCAAGACATTTACAGCATACTCAATAACAGTAGCCGAAAGTCATTTAGAGCCGCCTTCCGAAGTCTAGGTAATATAGTCAGAAGCGGCCAACCATTTGGTGAGTTAAATTCTAACGGTAGCGATTACATTGTGGGTATACAAATCCCATTCAATTCTTTGATTGACCCTGTGGGTGATGCTTATGTTGCAAAGAATTTCTTTATGCCCACAGGTTGGATTCACAAAGATGAGAAAACATCCGAAAATGCTTTGGTAGCGGGAACTGCTTTTAATGAAGTAGATAATTGGACAGGTATTAGTGGTGGTATCAAAAATATGGAAATTTCCTATGATGCCGGTGAAGCCGTATACAACTTTGATTTGGTGTTCTTACCTGCGGATGTAATGATATGACCTTAATTGGAAAAACCAATCATGCGTTTGCTTTTGATGGTTTGAGCGATAGTATAATTGTTCCACAGGGTTATTTTTCAGAAATTGGAGATAAGAATGTAGATTCAGAATATGATATTAGAGGTTTGTTGAATGAGAAAGGAAAGGGTGGGATACACTCTATCACTTCGGGTTTGTATAGCAACAACATAGCAATTGAAGCGTGGTTGATACCCGATAGTGGTGGAACTGTTGTAAGGAAAAGAGGACAATTTTCTTTGAAGGTGGGAAAGATACACGAGTCTGCACCCATTGAGTTTTCAATTCATCTGCTAAATGAAAGTCAAGAAGAATATCATACAATATCTACAGGAAAACATAACGGCACAAAGTATGTGGGTGCAATATATCCTACTATAGAAACAGGCGGAATACTGTCTACAAACACAACTAATCTAACGCGAAACCACAAACAGTTGCTTCATGTTGTTGCTACATTCTATGGAAAGAAAATTGAAATTTATGTTAATGGGGTTTTGATGGCTCAAAAGCGTCTTACGAATCCAAATTACAAAATGAATGTAGGGGATTCTAATATCTATATCGGTGGAAATGGCGGTGATTTTCGTGGCGTTATGGAAGCACTTCATATTAGTGCTACTTTCAGACCACAGATGGTTCAATCTTCCGTTCCATTGAAAGGCGACGATACGATGCTTCTGTATCGTTTTGAAGAACCTATTACAGTATTCGATGATGTGTATACCACCACACAAAGTGCTAGTGCTACTAATACCACAATTACGATAAGCACTACAGAAGCGGCTAATTTGGCTACTAAATTAAAAGGAAAAAGCGTGACAAGTGGAACTTTAGATTTCACCCAATCTCCTTACAGTAGTGGTAATTACAAAATTATTCAAAGCACTAGTTCGGGTGTAACTAAACACGATGTAGCCCATGTGCCTTACAATCTGCTACTAAGACCGGGTGGATATGATACCAAGACAAATAAGCCAAACTCATTACCGCCGGAAAGAGTTAGGCTAAAGAGCATAAATGTGGATTCGGGGGTTCTAACCATTGCTAGTATTCATTTGGATTTTGATACAGCAAATAATGGAAATAGAGGTTTGTTACATACCCATGCTAGTGGAATCAATTTCGTAGTAGTGGGGGCTGATTTGTTAATTGATAGCGGCACAGGAAAGCCGTATCAACCCCCACATTATTCATCTAGAGCCATAGATAGAACAGGTCAAATGATAATTGATGAAAGTGATTACGAGTATCATGGTTTTGTTTATTCCAACAATATGTCTACTGACACCGATAATCCTTATGCTATTACATGGCCCTCTACTCTTTCTGTTGATTTTTCAATAGGACATTCAGGAAGACACACATTCAATCATGTTAAGGGGCATCCATATCTGAGAAAGTTCCCTACTCCCAATGAAGAAATTTTAGATTTGCAGAATGATGGAACTGCTGATTTAATCAAGTGTTTCTATGATGTGCCCTTTGAGGGTTTGAAAGGCCAAATCAATGTGAATAGTAAAGTAGATTTATACAAAGACTTTGGGGATTTCCAAATTAACCGTGTAGAAGATTCTTCAGAAATTAGCACCCTTTTCAATAGTTTTCATCTTACAAGTTCAGGCACAACCGGAATTAAAAACATAATTGCTTTGGGTGGCCCTAATTTCAATTATCTTCCCTTTATGTTGAAATCTCCTGCAATACCACCCAATGAAACACCAAATAATGAGTCAAGAAACCACCATCTCAGACCAAGCAAAGAAAGTAGGGTTGCTTTACTTCATGTTCCCGTTTTGGCTTCTACTTACAACTTAGCACCGTTTGTGGAAATACATTACAACGCTATTGATTTGACAGGTCTTTCGATGAGTGGAACTTCACAACCTCTTTTGATGGTGGAAAAAACCGTTCCTGCTGGAACAACTATTATTGGTGAATCAAATGTATACGATGTGATTGCTACTGCATTGGGAAGCGGTAGTCTTACTCTTTATGCACCGGGCGGGTATGTGATAATTGATAGTAAAGAGAATCCAAATGCTAGGGATTTACTCACAGCACATTCGCTTAGTAGTGATAATAGTGAAGGGTATAACGCTGATTTGGTTTTAGATGAGAGCACCACTCCACCAAATTTGACTCCCTATGCGGGGGATACATTAGTCAATACACCGCCAAAAATTATTCAAGAGTCTTCAACTAAAACTACACAGCACGAATCGTCTTTTCATCAAATGATTGTAAAGTCGTTATCAACCAAGAAAAAACTAGGAAGTTTTTCTGATTACGAAATTAGAGATGTAGTTGAAACGGGCACAGGGAGTAATCCCGATACAATTGTTTCTTCTTCATCATCTCCTATTTTTGAAACATTTGATATTATTGACAACATTGAATTAAACGAGCAACAGGGAGATATTCTACTTATTGTTCAACCTACACTTAGAAGAAGGTCGAATCAATTGTCATTTATGAAATCATTAGTAAATTCCAAAGAATTACCCAACATTGTTGGTTTGCATTATTTGGTTAGTAGAGCACGAATTAGAAGCGTAAAGGAGGTAAATGCCGATGAAGGAACATCTCATACTTCTGTAGAAGCCATAGGATTACAGCATTCGATGGGAACAAGAAATATATCTTTCACAGGTTCAGGAAGTAATGATTCTCATATCATAAAAGAAATAGAACCTAATTCTCCTGTAGTAAGCGTAACGCTAGGTGGTTTGGGTCAAGGTGCTATTGATACAAAGTCTACATATGATAAAAGCGATTATTCTAGAGAGCCGTATTCTGTAAAAAGAGGCTATACTGTGAATGCTGTAACTTTCCACGCGGGTAACAAAAGGCTGTATGTAGAGCCTATAAACAATGAATCCACTAATATGGGTAGTTGGGCTACTATAGGGTTTCCAAAGAGCGGTAAGTTGTATTTCGATAATGGTGCTTATGCACAATACGATTCAAAAACAGCAACTTATTTTGAATTTTCTAGTGCTATATTGGGAGATAATGATTTTTCAAATGGTATTACAGAATTTACTGAGGTATACAAATTATTACAGAATATAGGTGGTCTTTCAGGTGCTTCTATTGAATCAACTGATTCGGGTGAATTTTCTTGCAATGTAGAAGTGTCTAGTGAGCCTAATTTTGGGTCGGAATCTATGATTGAAGACGGGTCTACAGTAAATGATAGAATGTTTCATTCATTGAATGATGTATCGCACGATTATCAGTTAGATACTCATTACGCTTCTACAAGGGCTTTAGTTGAGATACCATTTTTTGCTAATCAGTTTTTCGATAACGAAGAAGCAGGAACTTTTGTAGATAACGAAAACTCCTTCAAAATACATTTAGATGCTACACATACAGCCCACACATGGAATCCTAATCCTATAGGAAGAAGGCCAAGAAATAAAATACAAACAGATAGAGAGATAATTTCTGCTTATACAAGTGCTGTTGAAAATAATACCTATGTAGCATCTGCGAGAGTTATTTCTTGGAATGGAACAACTCAGATTACAGTAGACGATGCAAGTATAATTCCCGCTATAGCAGATAGTGATTTCAGGAATCTTTCAGGTAATGCAACTGTATTCAGGCACAGGAGGTTGTTTACAGGTTCAGGTGATTGGGTCGTTTACTCAGGTGTAAACTACAATACGAATGTAATTACCTTAGAAAACACCAGCCTTGATTACCACCATTCTGAGAATTTCTATGAAGATTTACAATTAGGTCGAACTTTGTATGTGGGTGGTGTAGAATTAGAAAACACCATTGATATGATTGGAAGTAATACAAATACACCCTCTATTGATTACGAAAACCGTTCAGAATACTACCACGACCAATCTAGCATAACCACACAGGGTGGAAATGTAGACTATGGATTAAGGCAATATGTAAGTGCTGTAGAAATTAAAGCAGGGCCGGAAAGCAATCCGCACGCAAAAAAAATATCTTCTAAGCGAGCGAAAGGCAAAGTTCGTGCTCTTGAAACACTAGGTGCTACAGGTGTAAACACTCTAATTGTATCTTTATCGAGTGAAGATTTTGCTAAGTTTCCATCGTTAGGGAAACGCTCTATTGATGATTTTACAGTCGCTACAGGTGAAATGTTCTATGAAGCCACAATTGGGTATAGTGGAACAGATTACAAATTCCATTATTACGGACATTTAGAAGAAGTTCAAAATTACGATAACACATCACAACCGGCTGTAGCATCTAATGTAGCAAACAGTATTGTGCTTGTTCATTACGAATCCGGTAGTTATCCCACATGGAGTAATTTTGTAAATAGTGAGGTTATTCTTACAGGTAAGAAAAGAAGAATTTTCTTCGATGAATATGTGGATAATGCTAGTGATGGTATTACTTATTGGGTGGGAGAAAAAGACCCACTTGTTGCGGAATTGAATGCTAATGTGAAATTTGATAATAATCTAACTTATGCTTCTGATGACGGCACTAGAACTATTACTGTAAATAATGGAACTGCATCTAAGAGCCTCGATGACCTATACAACATTAACATCAGAAAGGGAGATTTGTTATTCTATCTAGATGACGATGGGATGGCGACAAGAGAGATAGGATACATTGGTGTGGTTGATTCCGTATCGGGTGGAACTCAAATTAGTCTTGTGGCTAATATACCAAATTGGATGGTGAAAGATGTAGGAAATACCAAGATTGGTGTTGCGGTTGGAGATTACAACGACCAAGACGCTATCCTCAACGCAACATGGCTAAATCCCTATTGTAACGGTGGTCTAAGGCAGGGAGATACTGTTTGGGCCAATATGTCTTACAGCAACCCACACGCCGTAGAGGGGCTTTTCTCTAAGAGCAGGGGTGTTTTGAATGAGGGTTTGGTTTGGAAGGGATTCAATGGTGGTGAAGGAAGTTTACACGCCACAAATCCTAGAGATAGTATACCGATGGAGAATTTCTTAATTGGTGATACTTGTTTGAAAACTGCACAAAATCTTGCACAACACATCAACAAGACGATAGAAGAAAATTATAAATCTCTAGGTTTAACTGTCGCCAATGCACCTAGAGTAGCGTATGTAGACCCTTACTTAGCAAAAGAAGACCATGCTAGAGTTTTGCTTTATGATGTGGCCCACGATAGAGAATACATTGCATTCCAAGATTTACATATGCAAGTTCAAACATCTGCTGATACAACTAAAATTGGTTGGAATCGCCATGTGGTTGAGGGCACAAATACAACAAGAACAGATTTAGTAAAGAGATTACCTGAAATCAACGGTTCTGCTCCACACGCATGGACTACTCAAATTGATGTAGCAAATGGTTATCCTTCTCAGAATCCACTTATTCGCCCAACACAGCAATCCAAATTTATTGAAAGTGCCTATGCTCATGACCTAGCAAACAAACATACTGATGATTTGATTTACAGCACATTGTATGATGATACTGTAAGAAAGAATGACTTTTCTAGACTATATGGAAAATCTCACGGACACTTTGTTCATAGCGGAATGAGCATAACGGGTAATGCAGATGGTTATGCATACTCTTTCAGCACAGCGTTACGCAACCAAGAAGGTAGCGTTTCAGAAAAAATTACTAACGATTACCATACACTAACTAGGAAAAGACAAGATGGTTTCTTGAATAACTTGTTGAAAACCATAAACGATAACATAAGTGAACAGGGAACTCTATTTGATACACCCGAAGGAACTCGTGTTATACCCGCTTTCTTGTGTTTGAAAGGAATTAGAGCAGAAACACTTAGTTTAGCGAACCATGAAGAAAGTAGATTACAACACCTTCCACAATGGAAGGATATGGATTTCGTAAGAAGATTAACCATATCTATGGGGGAGGTCGCTGAAAGTGAAAGTGTAGTTGATGTAGAAAGTGCGGCCTTAGAAGTCGTAAGGAAAATCAACCAATATGGTGCTTTACAGGCTAGATTAACCAATGGAGCATCTGCACACGACCCTGCTGTTTGGTGGGATACAGACAAAGCATTTGCTAACCAAGATGCAGGAACGCACATGGGATATTTGAGAGCGCATATTGGTAGAGCAGTTGAAGATAGGCAAGGGAATCAAGGCTATACTGTAGTGATACACAGCACAGTTCCGGGTGCTACAGGTAGAAACTTCTGTGTGTGGTTAGATAACAGCACATCTCAAACTACATACAAACCGCAATTCTTGGTTGGTTATGGTGGTAGGTGGCGTAACTTTTGGGCATTACCCGAAGAAAAGCAAGGAGAAAATATGCACCCCGCACCCATGCCTTTAGATAAAAACGGTAGACCATTCGCACCAATTACAACTCTAAGACAATACATTCAACCAAATGAAAGTGGTGAAGATGTAAAGTCTGTTGCTGAATTTGGAGATTCCAATAAGACTGATTTGTTGTCTTTGTCTAGCGTTCTTAGTGGACAAAACCATAATTCTGTAAACACCGAATCTTTTGATTTGGAGAGTTCTTCTACAATAATAGATGGTTTGAGAGTAGGAACAAAAGCAGTTGGAAGAATTAATTTCGGTGGTTTAACCGCAACGGGTGTTCCCGGTTGGTCGCCAAAAGCAGGTCTTTGGGGTTTTGGTAATAGAGGGAATACAACATATGCTAACAAATATGGTTTAACAGATGTGAACAATAATGACTACACATCCCATGTTTCTAGTAGATTATTGGATGAAGAAAACATAGGAACACAGAATTTGTATGGTATACAAATGAAAGACCACAAGGGAAACAAACATGGTTTGAGATTTATTTATTCTCGGATAAACACTCCTTTTGCAAATGAAAACACAATTCTACCCGATACAATAGAAAATGAAATTTGTATATTCTTTGATGACTCTACTTCTAACAATGGTGGATTTACAATTGGAAAACATATGTTAGGTAGTGGGGATGCTACTAACAGACTAAGTAGCGCACTTACAAAATCTGCTTGGAGAGGAAACAGATGGAATCCTTATCCTTCTCCAAACATGGGAATAAAGTTGGGCTTAACCACATCAGGAACTAAGGTAACAGCAACCTTTGTTGCACCATATACAACTAACGAGATAACCCACCCCGACATACTTGGTTATCTTGGTTTCCCGAAGAAAAACGGTGTTTTTCAAACAACTAAAGTAGCATCGGGTAGCACAGAAGGAGATGTTGCGAGTTATGAATATAGAGTTGGTAATGTTTTCTACAATGTTACAAATGCACCTGCAAACGGAGATTACATTGTTTCTCCTACTGTAAATTGGACTACTTTGGTTACTGATGAATTATTGGCGGCTGTAACTGCTTTTGCAATTAATCTAACAGATGTAAACATAGAGGGAGGTGCTTCTTTTGATTGCACATCAATGTATGCTAGTGATGGAAAAACATTCCGTAGTTGGGGTGTTTCTAAAGATGCAATAAAGGTCAAAGCATACAACACAAAAAACAACATTAGCCCCCTGTCTAATTATTTTGTTGCTTCTACACATGAGGATTTGGGTATTCAAGCCGCACATTTAGAGTTTGGAGAAATTAGAAAGGCAGAATTAGATACAGATGGAAATTGGGATTTTGGAATTTCTAGAGCGATTTCTTCTACAGATATAGATAAGGGTAGAAGAATAGACTGTGGTTATATTCCAAATACTGTGTTAAAAATCTCAACCAAGTTTGTTGGCCCTAATTCCAATACAACCACTCCGATAATAGTTGGTGGTGATAACTCCCCAATTGATACAACATCTTGGAAGAAGAATCTCACAGGCGAAGATTATGTGGATGTTTCAGGAGATAAGATTCTCCCAAAAATAGAAAATCCAATTGTAAAAATAGATATTTCAGACCCAACGGATTGGGGTTCTAGTGATTATAGATTCAAAATTTCTACTGATATGTTTCACTTCCTAAGACCGGCTACAACTCACACAAGTGGTATAGCACCATTTGGCGAAGCAAAGAGAATCTACATGAGAGAAGATATTTGGGTAAAAGCAGAACCCTATGTTGGTAATACTAGCACACACGCTTGTGAGAAAACATTAGTCTATGATAATAGAACAGAACAGGATTGGCCCATTCTTGAAACAGATGCTTATTTACATCTACATCTAGAAAAGAAATTTGCGGGTTTACGCTCCATTGGAAGTGTTTTCTCAGAACCAATTGTTCACTTTAGGGGAGGAAAAACTAGTCCCGACCATAGTGTTCCTCTATTCTTTGGTGGTGGTTTTAGTGGCGTTGTCTTAGATGTAAACGATGGAACATCCAATGATTATTCTTCTTTCTATACTCATCCCTATTCAAATGGGCCAACGGGAACAACAGGAATACAAAACGCAAATGAGATTTCCACAAGTTTTGCTATGTTGGATTGTAATGCTATATTCTCTTTCTTCCCCGGTGCGGCTCTTTGTAACCAACATAGAGGAAGTCCACTACCACCTTTTTTCAATAAACAGAATGTCCTTTCTACTGATTTAGATAGAGGCGGAACTACTTACACAACAGGTGTAACGAAAGCAAAACCTGTGCCTTTAGTTCTAAGATTTCCCCACCCCACAGCAAGATATGAAGACCACTCTAACGATACAGAAAACAAGACGACATATCTCATATTTGGGCCGGGTCAAGCATTTCCCTTCAATAATGAAAGAACTGTGGCTGGTGGTGCTGTAGGTAGTCCTTCTGAACCACATCCGGGTAGAGTAATTACTACAGGTAATGGTTGGAACAAAGTTCCGTATAATGATGACAGATTCCACAATCAAATAAATAACAATGATACAGGAAATTCATGGCAAGCCTATAGACCAAGAAAGAAAGCAACATACCTAGCAGAAGCCGCTTTTCATTGGAGGGCAATTGTGAATTGGGAAACACCTGCGGGTTATTCATTAGCAAGAAATTATGCACAATATGGTTCTCATGGTAGAATGTTTGGACAAATGATTACAGCCAATGTTTTGGGTATTACTTATGATAACCGAACTCAACCATTAGGATACACACCATTTTTGGGCTATGGTATTTCTATGGCCGCAGATACGGTGTTTCATATGGATGGCGGTTTCCATCCCGGCGGTCATTGGATGGATGACATAATTACTTTCAATCCACCCAAAGATAGTAACAATAGAATTTCAGTTAGTGGGTATTCTGAGATTAACCCCACAGCATTTAGAGTAGCGGGTGCGTTATTGACTGATTTTGTTAATTGGGATTCACAGGGGGCAGACATTACATCTTCCGATGTAGATACAGAATACATTGTAGTGGATGCTACGCGGTGTCAAAACGGAGAAGAATTAGCATCTATTCTTAGTTCTGCAATCAATTCATTTCCCGGTAAGGGTGCTTTGAAATCCATTGGTGGAACACATCATCCTTCAATGGGTAATTCGATGCGTCAAGACCGTTACGGGTGGGTTGATGTTGGTAATGCTAGTGGAACTTTGAACACATCTATCTCAACTATGGGTGATTATTGGGTAGATACTGTAAACACCACAGACCGAAATATGTTAGAGCAGTTACCTGCTTCGGGTTGGTTGAGAGCAAATACAACTACAAGTCCTGCTTATGCCTGTTACTACATGAAGCAAGTATTACCTACGGGTGGTAGCAACTACAAGGCTAGGTTTTACTTTGCACCTAATTTTGCTACAAGCGGTGCTATTCGTAATTTTGTGCATGACGATGCAGTAGCCACCTTAGTTACTACAGACAAGTTGTATGTTTGGTCTAAGACAGGAGTAATTCGTTTCAATAATGAAAATGCATCTAACCGCGACCATATGACTCAGGTTCATTTCTCAGGTATTGTAGATGCTGTAGATAGAACAAAACCAATTGGTGCTGTTGGTTGGAACGGTGAAAGATATTCATATCTAAACAGTTTGAAGGTTGGAACAGAAGGTTATGCCGCAGGTTTAGGTGCGTATCACTCTTGTTTGAATTTCTCCCCATATGGTAGTGCTTCTAGCGTAATGAATGTCTATGGTTCTCTACCATTAGTAGCACCACTATTCGATAGTCCTGAAAGTAGAGCGACAATTAATGACGGTCAAGGAACAGCGGCAACAAGAAAATCGTATTTCAGTAGCCCATATACTAACAATACATTCACTACTGTTAGTGGAAGTTTGAGAAGTTACACATTCACCGCTCCCAACCACAGCACCCAACGCTCAGTAGTTCCTGCTAACTATGCGTTTAGTTACAACAACACTAGCACAAATAGCGTAATGGAGGATTCTCTACATCATCCACAGGGTGTGTATTCATCTGCATTCTTGGTTGTATCTTACGAAAGTGAACTTTCGATGATAGCAAAATACGATAGAGATGGGGTTAAAGCGTTTGGAGATTGGTTGTATACAAAACATGGTTCAAGCACAGATATTACTGATGGGGGCACAACCAAGTGGGATGAAAGATTCCATAATCAAGACCGTTTCATTGCACCTGCAAATGCAGGGCCGAATGTAGAGGCTCTTATTGCAGATACTACTGCTGTTCCAACAGGTAATGTTTCAAATAATTGGTTAGATACTGTTTTCAGTTTCTCAGGTGCACCCGCATATACTCACTTACATGATGCTGTAGCAAACGATACAAAATTGGAAAACGCTGTGCCGGGTCTAAATGTAACAGGAGATTTGTTGTATGATTTAGATTATTCAGTTGGTTCTTTGAATTTAGAAGTAGGTGGGGTTGAAAGAAATGTTTCAGATGACTATTATCCAAGCAACACATACTCTACTTTGGTTACTGCAAATAAATTTTGGATGAGCGATGTGAATGGCTACCAAACATATTCAAAGAACCCTGCTAAGAATTTCAATGTAGAAAACATAGTTTGGAAAAGAATGGATGGTGGTAATCTATCGTTACCTGCAATTAACGCTAGGGGTATGGGTGCTGTGCCTTTCATCACTAGAGTAAAGAATAATGCGGCACACCTAACAGGAGAGAAAATCTACGGTAATGTCAGATTTAGTTTTGAAACTACAAATTCTGTAATGATGCCTAAAATTAACGCTCAAGAATTAACTCAAACAGGATTACCAATATACAACATCAACAATGTGTTACAGATTCCAAATGAGGAATTACAATTCTCAGAAGGGACAGTTATAGACGATAGCGGTAAGGAACACACGATAGAAGGTGGAAGCCCATTCGGAACAGTCATCAGATGCTTCGATGTAAAAAGAGGAAAACCATCTCTAGCCAACAGCGGTGATACACCTAATTTAGCAGTTAGATTACCTAACCCCGATAGTATACCCGGCAACATTGTTGTGCGTTCCGGTTTTGACCCAATACAAGCCTATCAGACGGAAACATTTGGGTCGGGTGGTATGCAACATCCGGGTAGCAATTCTTTGCGTCTAGGAGAGTTATTTGACAAAACCTACTTTGAGGCAGACCAAGAACATCCTATCTACGAGGAACATGGTTGGGAACAATATGATATAGAAAATGAAAAATCCATTAGAGTTGGTGAATTCAATACAAATTCTCTAAATTCTTCTTTTGAATTACACGATAGAATGTTGTTGTTCCATGTATGTAAAGTTGGTTCAAACAATACTCATAGATACCCCACAATATATACTCATAGTGGTGGTGTTGTAAATCAAGGTCTTACTCTAACATCTTTCTCTAGTGGAACTATAACAGCAAGTGCTACAATTAATACTAGTATCTTTGATGCGGGTTTTGGTTCAAAAGAAGAAGATAATAGAAGATACATTAGAATCTATGATAATGATGGAAATAGCGGTTTAGCGACCTACACAGGAATTAGCAGTAATCAATTTACAGGTGTGAAAGCAGATGCCGACTTTACTACTCTTAGTGCTTCAAGTGCTACAAAATACATTGTCCCGTCTTATTCTATACCTGCGGGTAGTGCTAGATTTTACGCCGCTAGAAGATTGCGCGACCATTCTGAAGTAAGTGGTAATTCACCCGATATGGCTCATACCAAATATGTAGATGGTAGCGATAATCCGTATGTTAGATATTCTAAACCAATAATGTCGCCTATGGCTTATCCTAGAATGGGTCATCATTATGTCAATGCAACACAACCTATGTTACCGGGTCATTGGGCACATCCCGCATATCTATCTCTCTACAAGAAACATAGATTTGAACAATCAATGAATTTGAAAAGGCAAGATAGTCAAATTCTGAAAGATGCAATTGTGAATGCAACGACCGATGTTCCTACTTCAAGTGATATTTCAATCGCTGATAAAATAAATCCATTTGAGGCAGAATTGGCTTTTGGGTCATTAAACGCCACACCAAGTCCACCATCTGACCTTCACGGTGGTGCTTTCACGCTAATGTTTGAAACGGGTGTGAAGTGGGATGGTTACGGTGTTTTAGCAAGCACAGGCCATGCGGGAACAATAAACAAGGGAGGTGGACATAGCATTGTTTTAGCCGCCGCCGCTAATTATACTATAGCCAATCACTTTCCCGACCCTTCAGAAGTTGGTGCGTATCAAATCGTTATTCAACCAAATTTATTCAAAGGTCAATTGGGCGGCACAATAGAAAGCACTAGTTTTGCCTTTACGGGACAACAAGTGAATACTGTAATTGCGGTTAAACACGATGAAGCCACTTTCGGTGGAATGACTTTGGTATTAGCAAAAGCAACTCAATTTGATTGTAGAGGTTGTGAAATTTTCATTAATGAAGTGATGTTAGATACCCCTGCTGATTTCGGTAGTCAATTTACAAATATCCCCCCGCTCTTACTCTACAATTCATATGGAATAAATTTGAATGAAACACCTTCTTTCACGAGAAGGAACTTTCCATATACAAATACTATGTTAAAAGCAACTCCACATCCCACAAATAACATTCCATATTGGTCTATTTTGTTTGGTTCAATTAGTAGTAGCACAGAACTAATTGAAAATACTTCAAATTATAGTGGATTATCTCAATACTCACCTGATAATTACTTTGTGTTTAGTAAAAATAATTATGGAAGTATAGGAAATACATTGACAATGCAAGGACATACCACAAAATATCCAAACATATATTCAAGCATATTAGAAAACAACTCTCCAATTGCAAAATGTATTGTCAATACTACAGGAAGTAGTGGAGTGTTTACTGTTGATGATGGAAGTGCCTTCCCTACTAACCCACAATTCGGTCAAAACATCTACTTTGTAGCAGTAGATGGTAAAACATATTCAACAACATATAGTCGTTCAGGATATATTGCAGATAAGATAAATTTGAGGGATACTATGACTGTTTCATCTTCTAGTGCATTTTATTCAAATCTATATGTGGGTGCAGAAATTCGTTTAAGCACCAATTACAATACACATACCGCACAAGTATTCTCTACAGATAAGACACTATCTAATTATGCAAAGACAATTAGTAATTTAGCATTAGGTAATAGAGATACAAATAATCTATATCCACCCGATGCTTATTTGTGTTTATGGAATCATAATTTAGGTAGACCTATGACTTACTTTTCAGATAGTAGAAGTAATTGGGATTCTGCACCTGTAGATAAAGCAAGATACAATGCTATGCCTGAACACTTTGAAACTATACATTACCATAATGCAAATTACTCTATGAGTTTTGGCCCATTTAATCTAATGTTGAAATCTCAAAAATACTCAAATGGAACAGGTATTGTATACACAGGTGTAGATTCTGATTTAGATTGTTATACAACAAATGTATTGTATGGTGGATATTGGCCTTGTGGAAGTCGTGGTGGGCCACAAGTAAGTTGTTTAGATTCATATGTAACAAATAGTGTTTCTTGGACTCTACCCGGTTTTGCTAGTAATCTAGAATTTAATTGGAGAGATGAAGGTTGGAACACATCAAATAATACCTACAATACAGCAGTAGGAATAGACACAGATGATGTTGTAGGAAGGAAGAATTTTGGAAATAGAATTAGTCTGAAACAAGCCTACAATCGCCCTTCATGGGGTATTATCCCCGCTAGAGCGGCTTTAGAAAAGAGTGCTACAGGTAGTGGTTTCAATACTACAAGTTATGATTCCGGGCCGATAGTTCAGATGGAGCAACACGGCTCACTATCTTCAAAATTTATTGGAATTTTTGAACGATTGAGCAATTTTACGGGTATGTTGAATGCAGATGTTCAAGGTGAACAAGTGCGTTATGCTCAAGGTTCTAGGATGACTAGGCCATTTGGTGTGCCTGTTAGAACCTTGAGAAACACAGCGGGAATAGAAAGAGATTGGTGGGGTGATGTAGAGGCTTTGGGGATTTCTGATTTGGCTTTAGCCGCTAAACATTATCTTGTTGATTGGTGGAATAATGAAAGAGGTGAAGAAGTTAGAAGAAGTCCTGTTCGTGCCTTTGGTATCAGACCCGCGTGGGATTGCGGTAATGCTTACAAAGAATCAACCACCACACCATTTGAAAGAGTTTGGAATAGTGCCTCTCCTTTGTATAATGTAAAGGGCGTATTGAATAGTAGCGGCGCAGTAAGCCTTTCTAGTGGTTATACAATACCTAGATATGGAGGTATTAGAAATGGTGCAAACAATAATGAAAGTGGAAAATTAGTGGATGTTTTCGCTCCTGTGCATTCTCTTAGAGTTGGAGATATGGGAAATGGAAGGGGTGTGAGATACCCAACTTGGTTCAATCAATGTATCTATACAGATGTGTCTACAAGCGTAAAAAACACAGGTTTGGTGTTAAGTAGACATACAAGTGAACCATTCTTTGGAAAGGGCTTTCAAAGACCCCGTAACGATATACTGCAAGCCGATGAAACTAAGAAAGGAATTAGCGTAACACTCAATACAGACGAAGATGGACTACTAAAACCCGAAGCAACAGTAAGTAGTAGAACTGAAACAATAAGTGGAACTTCTCAACATACAGATGCTCTTAGTAGGTCTAGTCCAAGAATTGGAATTGATACACCATTACACAACGGAGTGGAAGAAAATTATGTGGCTTTGAATAGCGAGGCGCATAGTCTACACACAGATAGAAATGTTGGGCAAAGAATTGTTCTAGAAAATGCTTTCAGAAGAAATTCTAAATCTACAACATTTGATTTTGTTACTCCTAATGGTTTTAGTAGAACAGTATCCTATGGTTCTCCTAGTGTTGCTGTATTGAGATTTTCTCATAGTAATCCATTCAGAAATTATGGTGGGAATTACATATTAGAGGCTAAATCGTTTGGTGGTATTTTTGATGATACAGGGTGGGGTAGAAATAATCTTTCTTCTCCTAGTAAATCTAGCAATCCTTATCAGAACTCACTAAAAAATAAGAACACTCAACAAAATAATTTAGAAGATGCTTCTGTTAAATTCTTAGTAAGACCAATTAGACTGTTGGATTACAAACACATAGAATTGTATAGATTACACGATGCCTTACATTCTTCAAGCCCTCAATATACTCTATCATACAACACAGCCACATCAGGTAACAAATATGGTTTATTCAATTATGAAACCATCACACCCCCATCTTCTTCTCTCTATGTTGGGGGCACAACAGGTGCTAATACAAACGGCCCATATTATCCCGTAGTGCTTCACAATAACGATTCTTTTGCTTCTACAATTTCTACAGGCCCAACCATTCCAACTAGTGAAAATACAAACTTTACTACAGATGTTACACAAACTGTAGCAAGATTAGTTACAACAGAAAATACATTACAACACCACAGAAGTGATATTGTGAGAAATGGAGATTATTCTATCAAACCAAGATTTTCTCAAAATCTTCATCCAAAAGGACACAAGGGCGATGTAACTTTTTCTACAGATAATCATACAGGTGATGCTTGATGGGTAGAGTAATTCAACCAACAAATGGGGTATTTAGTGAAACACCAAACGAGTTGATGTATGACATAAGAAAACCCACTTTTGTGGATAATGCTTTACACTTAGCAAAATACGAATCTCAACGAAATGCCTTACCTAAAGCCACAATTGAAAAAACAAATTATACATTGGCTTCTGAAAGGAAGTATTTTGTTACAGAAGAAGACTCATCTGTTATTCTAAAACACAATAAAACCGATGGACATAGTTTGGAAACTAATGTGTGGTCTAGTGTTGGTTTGAATAGTGTTCCTAGACTTCTTTATGATACGATTGATACATCTAAAAGATTGTATAGAGGCAATGTTGATGTTTTACCAAAGGGTTTGAGATTAAATCTCTCCAATATGAATGACAATAGTTTTGAAAATCTTGGTTTAGGTAATACATTCTATGTTGGACAACCTATAGATGTTGGATATAGAACAAGTGATTTAGCAATGGAGTTATCTTCTGATTTGGATGGTATCGTATCTTCTGTGTCTATAGGAGAACCAATGACTCCTAGTAATGCCTATGGGCAAAGAAGAAGGCACAGTAAGAGTTTTTCTGCTTTTAATTTTGACAATTTTAATCTCTTGATTGCGTTGAAACTACTTACTAGAAAGGACAATAGGATATTGTATTACGATAATTTTGGTAACATTCTTTTCTTACCTTTCAATTATTCAAAACAAAATCATAGGATAAATGATATGATTAGACTTGGTTTTGAAGAAAGAAACCCTATTGATGATACACCCAATAGAATTACTTTGAAAGGAAAATCAATAGCACTCAACGATGAAAACATCATTACTTTGAATGATGCTGAAAGACAGAAAGGAGCATTTGATGATAATATCATAGAGATTGTAACTCCCATAGAGGATATGACTTTGGTGGGTGAGAATGAAATTAATAAGGCGGCTAGACAAATACTCAAGGCAAATAGTTTATTGAAAGAAGCGATAAAGAGCAATGGACATTTGGATATATGGTATCTAAGACCCGGAGATGTAATTATCTACGGTGAAGAAAAATTTGTAATTATGGAAGCACAACACAATATGCTAACTAGAACTTCTAACATTCATTTACTTTCATTACAATCCGGTATTGACAACATTTTCCGAAGCATTGATGAGAAGGCTGTTGCCAAAGTGGATATAAAAACTGAAAACTTGAAAGAACAAATCATAACTGAAAATTTGAACTTCTTTGGAGAAATTACAATTACTGCTAGTGTTAATATAATAACCAATACAGTTAGTGGAGAAAACATAATTCTAGGTGGTAATGCAAATAGAATTAGTTTAGGAGCGAGTGCTAAGACAATCGGAATAAATAAGAGTAATGTATTAATCGAAAGGGGTGATGAGTAATGGCTGTTAATGACTATCTCAAGAGATTGTTAGTCGAAACAATATCAAATAACATCAACGAAGTCATAATCGGCTACGATTCAACACCCCCAACATCTGCCGATGGAAGTGCCGGTAGACCTGCTATTACTCTAACACCAACTGTGAGAATTTTAGATAATTCGACAATTTTGATTGAGGCGGTTATTCCTACAACAGAAGTCTTTGAAGATACTCTTAAGGAAGTATACATTCAATTCAAAGACAGTAATGGTTTTACGCCAATTAGCCGTCATGTGTTTAGACCCGTTACTAAGACGAGTGATGTGGAGATGAAAATTCAAATTTTATACGAGGTGAACTAATGTCTAATCCGTTGAAAACACATACAGATAATCTACAAGATGGAGATTTCATATTTTCGTCTTCTTTGACAAACGCACTTGAAGGAATTCACGGAAACGGTATACTGTTGTTAGAAGATTATGCAATGGGTGAAACTAGAAGGCTTACTCCTTCTTCTTTGCCGGGTGCTATTGCTTATGCTACCGCAAATACAATTACAATCAAAGGCGGTCATGCTATACTAGATGGATTATTGGTTGATTTTGCGGGTGGGTATAGCAGTAATACACCAAACATATTTACTCTTGATTTAGATGATACAGACTATGGTTCGGCTTTATTATCGGGGCAACAATGCCTATTCGTAATCTATGTAACTACTGATAACAACACAGGTGTAAAACGAATAGGTGTAGAGAGAAGTAGCGCAGGAACTAGTTTTCCAAATACACCAACCGCTTTCTTGAATGAGGGTGGTAGTTTGGATGTAGACCAAACAATTGTATTGGGAGTAGTGAAAGCAATTTACGCCAATAACAGCACAACCATGAAAATAGATGTTGGAAGTAATTCAAATGTTTATGATTTGAGAACTTTCGTTAGACCATCCCCTATCTATCTCGGAAGAATGTCTACGGGAACGGTGGGTGTTACAGCCTCAGATGCAAATAGGGTGAATTACCATACAGATTTGGATGGTATACACGGTGGTGGAACAGAAAATGGTAGTCTTACAACTTCTAATTTAGGTGCTTTATGGATGGGTGCTGATGAAAGCAATAACGATGTTCTATTCTTTTCCGGCTCTCAAGGCTCTAGCAGAAGAACACATAGACTAGGCCCGAACTTGGTTTTGGTTCAAGGTAGTTCAGCCAATATAACATTCCAATTTGACGATTACAATTACTTCATACTAACTCCAACCGCCAATATCACACTCACGGCAGATGCGAGCGATGCAGTATTCTCACCCGGTCATACTATCTATGTGTCTAACAAACACGCTACTAATATCGTTACTTTCGGTAGTTTTGGTATTAATGGTAACACTAGTGCTGTATTTGTTTATGACGGTAGTGCATGGCAACAAACAATGCTTTCTTCAACAGCATCTTCTACATCTAGTGGAAGTAGCGGATATGTTCAATTGAGTGATGGTTCAAGTGGTTTTGGTAGCGATGCGAAATTTAGTTTCAATACTTCAACAGATAAATTAACAGTTAATGGTGGCGTTAGCATTACGGGTTTGTTAGAAGACCCCAAAGCAATAGAATTCACCCCACACAGTAGCAACACAGGTGGCACAGCAGGTTATACACTATGGATGGATAGTGGTGATTCAAACAAACTCAAACTAGGTAGCAACACCATTCTAACTAGTGGTAATACCTCTAGTGGTAGTTATTCTCTCGTAGGTTTAAGCGATACACCCGCCAACTTTACAGGTTCGGCAAATAAATTCCTTCAGGTAAATAGCACACCTAATGCAATCATATTCGATACAATAGCAGAAGGTGATTTACCCACCACTTTACCTAGTGTAACATCCATAGGAGCAGATAGCACACTACTCACAGCAGAAGGCAATCTCAAAATTGAAGGAACTCTAGAAGTTGTAGGCGGAACAACCACAATTTCTTCTACAACCATTACTGTAGATGATAAACACATAGAATTGGGTGCTGTAGACACTCCAAGTGATACTACTGCTAACGGTGGTGGTGTTATTCTCAAAGCGGCGGCTGATAGAAGCATTTTATGGAGTAACGCTAACGATGCTTGGGAGTTCAATCAACATATTTTTCCAAGTGCGGATAGCACCTACAATCTAGGTAGCGACCTTATTCGTTTTGCTAATGGTTATTTCGACACTATACATGGTGCTGTAGATGTAACTACAATCACAGGTTCGGGTAATTTAGCAATAGATACAGATACTTTGTTTGTGGATGTAACAAACGATAGAGTTGGAATAAATCAAGGAACTCCTTTAGCACCATTACAGATAGCAAATGTTGGTTTCGGTGAAAGCACAGGAACATTAGCATCGGCTCAGAACAACGGTTCTAATACAATTGATGTAACTCTATTTAGTATTACAGAATTCAGGTCAGGGAAATTATTAATTGAATTTGACGGTGAAGATGGCTCTAGTAATAGGGTAATAGAAGCCGCTGAAGCGGTGGTAACACATGATGGGTCAAACTCATCAATAACAGTATACGGAATAGTCCAATCCAATAGTAGCGAAACTAAGCAGGGTAGTTATACAACGGATGTAAGTGGGGGAAATTTGATATTGAAGGTATCACCCCAAGTAACCGGAATAGACTGTGATGTTCGTGTCAGTTGGAAGGCAATGGTGATATAATGACGACAAATAACAGTAATTTTAAGGTGAAAAAGGGTCTTCAGATTGAAGGCGGGAACATACAATACAGTAGTTCTCAGAATGCGACGGCAAGCGTAGATGCGTCTAGTGCCGCTGATACGGTGGGAAAAACACTCACTCTTACAAGTGGGTTAGGAACGGGTGATGAAGCGGGTGGCTCGTTACTCCTACAAGGTGGTGGAAATGCCGGTTCAGCGGGAACAGACGCAACTACAGCCGTAACCGCATTAACTATCAATTCCGCAGGTAATACTACCGTAGACAATAATCTCACAGTAAGTGGAACAGCAACGGTTTCAGGTGCTTCGTTGGATGTTAATGCAATCACAACCATTACAGGAGATTCTGCTAACCAAGAAGTAACATTGATTCAAACTAGTCCACATTTAAGTGCAAGTGGAGATGTGTTTAGAGTTCAAAGACACGATGGTAGTAGCACATATTACGATGCACTTAGAGTTTCAGCCAAAACCGGAAATGTTGGAATAAAGGGAGCACCGGATACTACCACAACAGCAAGTGCAAAGGCTCTCACAGTAACAGGCAATGTAGACTTCACAGGTTCTTTGGGCACAGCAAGCAACGATGCCGGTGTAACCAACATTTGGGCGGCAGGTAATGTGAGTGCCGCAGGATATTTGAATTTACTACCAGCAACCGTAACACCCGCTACGGGTGAAATCATCGGTGCTTTTGGTAAGATAAGAGATAGCACAGGTTTCGTAAACATAGCAAATCAGGCAAGTAAAAAACATTCAGTCATAGATTTTGAAAAGGAAGGTGGAGGATTTACTAATTTCTATACTTCTGATGTTATCTCCGAGAGTTTAACAACAGCCTCAGATGACAAAGCCGCAGGGAATCTCAATTTCTTAATGAAGATAAATCTAACAGGTGGAAATAGTTCACATGAAGTGTTTGGTGCAACAGATGTGTTTGCTGTTATGCAAATTGTAAATAATGCTACACCCCCTGAAATAGTTGCATATCGTGTTGAAAAAATAACCGGCTTTGCATCCACATCAACTGTAACACAAGAATCACAGGTTTTGGATGAAAGCACAATTTCATATGGTCGTTTTGAGTTAGGCTTTCAACCCGATGGTTTGAGTGAAAACAGCACAAGTTATGCAACTATGAATTTGAATTGGCGTTGGACTCAACCCTTTGCAATAGTCGGAAGCACCGACTATACTGTGAAGTGGGCTTTCAATGTCAATGGGTTAAGTCTTGACCCCGGAGCACTTGGTTGAGGTGATTAAGTATGGCTGATACAATAGTAACATATGGAAGACCACTAGCATTCGATTCTGTAATGGTAACATCTACCGCAAATACAGATTCGGGCACAGGAACGATAGGTAATTATTCCTTTACCGCTACAACTGCGGCTGATTACACAAATGGAGATATTGTGAGTCTAACAGGAAAGTTAGCAAAAGGAACAATGGTTACTAACAAAAGCGGGACTACAATATACATTTCAAAACCTGTAACTGCATCTTTTAGCGGCCAAACTGTGAGTATACACACACCACTAAAAAGCGCAAAAGGTGGCCCTTCCTCTTTTAGATTAGTTCAAGGTTCAGGAATAACTCTTGCAAATTCTGTAGATGCTAGTGGTGCACCCGCTGTAACAATCACAAGTTCTGCTTCCGGTGCAGATGATATGGGTGCGGGATTTACCGTATCGGCAACAACTGATACAACTGCAACTACGATAACAACATCAGATGATTTATTCTTTGCCGCATCAGGTGGACTGACAGCAGAAACTACCGCAGATGGAACTGTAACTCATGGATTAAATCTAAAAGGTCTTACAGACGCTGCTATAGTGGCCGGAGATTTTATTGCTTTTACAGATGAAAATGTATCAGGCGACCCAACTAAGAGAGGGGAGATTGATGATGTAGCAACACTATTCGCTGGCACAGGTCTTACTGCGTCTAGTGCTGTGATTGGTGTAGATGTTGCACAGACTCAAATCACATCGGTAGGAACTCTCAGTTCATTAACTGTAAGTGGGGCAATAGACCTTAATTCCACTTCTCTCGATATTGATGCTACAGGTTTGGTGTCTATCAACGGAAATTCGGGATTCACCGTTGATAATACCACAATGTCGTTAGATTCAACTGATACAACCAATCTAACGATGACGGCTAATTCTGCTAGTGCTAAGGTCATGACTATTGACGCTATAAACAGCGGCTTAGGAGCGGCTTCTATAACACTAGGTTCAACTAGCGGAACTGCTGTAACCATCGGTCACAGCACTTCTGAAGTTACAATTGGAGATAATCTAACTATAACAGATAAATTAACAGTTCTTGGAGATTTAGTTGTAACAGGTTCAGTTGATACAGTATCAAGCACAACTATTGTTGTTGAAGATAAAATTCTTCAACTCGGCTCAGTTGATACTCCAAGTGATACCACAGCAAATGCTGGTGGTATTTTACTCAAGGGTGCAACAGATAAAACCATTGTTTGGGATACCACTAATTCAAATTGGACTAGCAACCAAGATTGGAATATAGCATCGGGTAAGAAGTTCAGAATTAATAATGCGGCTGTGTTTGAAAGCGCAACTGAACTAACTAGCACCGTAATAACATCAGGTCTAACGACTGTTAGTGCTTTGAATAGCGGTTCAATTACATCCGGCTTCGGTGCAATCAACAATGGTGCATCTAACATTACCACCACAGGAACAATCACAACCACAGGCACAATAGGCACAGCCGGCACAACATCATTTACAGGCGCATCATTTACAGGTTCAGGCACTCTTGAGGGCGGTCAATTAGACATAGACAACATCACCATTAACGGTAATGATATTTCAAGCACCAACACTAACGGTAATATCACATTCACGCTTAATGGAAATGGACTAGTTACTATTCCAGCAGGTGATTTGAGTTATGCAGGAACGGCCATTTCAACCACAGGCGCAGAACTGAACTATCTCGACCTAAGTGCCGCAATAGGAACAGTTTCAGCAAGCGAGGCAGTTGTTGTAGATTCTAGTAAGGATATGACGGGCTTCAGAAACCTAACAGCAACAGGAGCAGTTCGGGGTGGAACTCTAAGTGTAGATGCAGTTGCTGTTATTGATACAAGTAGAGGCGGCACAGGCACTACCGTTTCAGGCATTACTACTTTGGCTAGTTATTCGGTTGCAACATACAAAACAGCGAAGTTCATATATCAAGTTAAGAAAGATGATGCAGAAGATACAGACATTGGTGAAATTCTAGTAACCTATGGTGTTACTAGCAACAATGTATATCTAACTGAATACGGTATGATAAGCACAGGAGATTCTGTTGGAGATTGGACAGCAGTATGGAACAGCAGCACTTCTAAGGTAGATTTGAAATTTACACCCGCAGCAGATGGCGCACATACCTATACAATTATGAATACTCTACTACTAAAATGAATTTTAGAAATTATGATGGAAAGTGAAATCATGGTGAAACAATGGCAACAAATAGTAAGTATTTCAAAGTAAAGAAGGGTGTTAGTGCGCCTGAGTTTGTGAAAACAGGCGGCACATCTAGTCAGTTTTTGAAGGCTGATGGAAGCGTTGATTCAAACTCATACAGCACAACTGATAATAACACCACTTACGATTTAACAATTCCAACATCTACAACTACGCTTAGATTAGACCCATCTACGGGCAGTAATGATGACATTGTTTTGGTTGGAGGAACTAATGTAGGTATCACAAGAGATAGTGCAACACAACTTACTTTCGCATCAACAGATACTACTTATGTAAATTTCACAGATTCAGCGGCGGGTCTAGTTCCTACACCCGGCGAAGATGGTAACACTAAATTCCTAAGACAAGACCAAACATGGGTTGTTCCTACTAATACCACCTATGCATCAATGGGAAGTGGGAACGGTTACGCCGCTGGTTTGACCCCTGCGGGTAATGTAACTCATAGTGGCACATTCTTGAGGAAGGATGGTTCTTGGCAAACTGTTGCGTCTGTCGGCACTCATGCGGGGAATAACAATCTAGCATACTTCTCAAGTGCTGGTGTAATATCAAACACTAACAACATCTCAATTACTGCTGTAACAGGTG